TATTGGTTCTGTCTTCCAATCAAACCCTTCAACTGCTGGAACAAGCTGGCCAACGATGAGACATTCATCTGCTGGGAGCCTGGCAAGGAAAATGTGTGGGTCAGACAAAAGCCGAAGTTTGCCATCACCAACCATGCGCAGTTCAAGATGGGAATGTCGTATCAGGAGTTCGGGCGTAAGGTGTGGAACAAGATACCCACAATGGTAGGCATCAGAATGGCTGAGAGCGTCCAGCGTCGCGGCGTGGTTGCTTCGATGAGGAACGCTGACAAGTTCGTCTATCCTCTCTACGATTGGAAAGACAACGATGTGTGGCTTTACATCAAGACACGCGGGCTGAATATACCCGTGACTTATCTGTATCTGTACAAGGTGGGTGTCCCTCTGAACAAGCTGAGGATATCTCAGTTTTTCTCTATTGACACAATCAAGACATTGCCCAAGGTGTTGGAGTTCTATCCCGACCTGTATGAGCGCATCATCAAGCGCGAGCCAAACGCAGACCTCGTTATGCTGTACTGGGACACGGAAATGTTCCGTTCCAGCAAACAGGATAACGCTTTTGGCGAGAAACACGATGAGCGCGAGAGACTGAGAACGGCAATGCTTGAAGCTGCGAAGAATCCGCAGGACTATCCAGGCTATGACGTGGCAAAGCGTCTATACGCGAAGCTCCTGCCAGCACATTCTGACAAGACTGTAAAGCGTATTTACGAAATACTCATAGCCGGAGACCCTAAGAAAAGAACCTACCGTGCTGTGTCTCTCGACATGATGCGAGACCTCGCAGACCGCGACAGGAAAGACAATCCTAAACTCTATTAACATGAACAGAGAAGCTTCAAAGAAAGGTGCCGCTGTGACAGGCGAAATAATTGCTGAAAAGAAAGCTCTGAGCAAAGAAGAGTTTCTTGCTTACTTAGAGGCAGCTGGTGGTATGGTCGCAACTGCTTGTCGAAAGGCTAACATATCCCGTGTGACATACTACAATTGGCGCAAGGAAGATGCAGAGTTCGCAGAGAGAGCAGACGACATCAAGGAGCTTCAGAAGGACGCTGCCGAAGCTCTCATCCTAAAGAAGATGAAAGACGGTGACACGTCAATGCTTATCTTCTATGCCAAGACGCAGATGAAAGACAGAGGCTACGTGGAACGTCGCGAGCTGGTTGGCAAGGACGGGAAAGACCTCATCAAGCAAGATGAGGTTGACCTGTCCAAACTGACACCCGAACAGAGGGAGGCTCTATTGAGCATCGGTACCGACATCTTGAACAGAAAGGAAGAGTAAATGGCGAGAATCGACTATACGGAGCTTGCTCTGCGTGTGGTAGCCGATGAATGCAGGAAACATTTCTTCTATTTCGTTCAGACATTTTGGGACGTTATAATCAAGGAAAAACCCGTGTTCAACTGGCATATACCATACCTGTGCGAAGAGCTGGAAAGGCTGTCTGATTGTATTGTACACAGACAGCCTAAGCCGTATGACCTCATCATAAACATTCCTCCAGGTACCACGAAATCTACCATCGTGACAATCATGTGGCCTGTGTGGTTATGGACGCTCGACCCCACAATACGCATTATCACAAACTCATATTCGGGCGGTCTGAGTTTGGAACACGCAACGAAGTCAAAGGATATCATTCTGAGCGACAAATTTCAAAGGCTCTTCCCAAATATTCAGATTCGCCGCGACAAATCGGGAAAGCAGAACTACGAGAACACTGAGACAGGTTTCAGATACGCGACATCAACGGGAGCGACAATTACGGGCTTCCATGCTCACGTTATCATCAATGACGACCCTCAGAATCCGAAACAGGCAGAGAGCGACCAGATGCGAATACAGGCGAATGAGCATACAAAGACGCTATCAAGCCGTAAGGTGGATAAGGCCAATACGCCCGTCGTTACCATCATGCAGAGACTACATGAGGATGACGTGACGGGGTATCTGCTGAAAAAGAAAGGCGAGAATATAAGGCATATATGTCTTCCAGCTGAGGACAGCGACGACGTGAAGCCGTCTGATCTGCGAGCGCGTTATGTGGATGGACTGCTCGACCCCGTGAGACTTTCACGCGCTGTGCTGGATGAAGCAAAGACAGACCTCGGCTCACGCGGTTATGCAGGACAATACGGACAATCACCCGTCGCAGCCGGAGGTAACATTATCAAAGAATCATGGTTCAAGCGTATCTCACAAGCTGAGTTCAAAGCTTTGCGATTCCATGAGCCTATGCACTTCTTTCTCGATAGCGCATACGATGAGCAACAGGCGAAGTCGGATAACGACCCAAGCGGCATCATTGCAACCTGTAGGATTGGGAACAATGTCTATGTCACAAACGCAAAAAAAGTGTGGAAAGACTTTCCCGACCTCATTGCGTTCTTGCCGGAGTTCCTGTATGCTAACGACTATACAGGTGAAAGCTCTCTGAGGATAGAGCCGAAAGCCAACGGAAAGAGCATCGTGCAGGTGCTGGAGAGAGAAACGACGCTCAACGTCACAGAGACACCGACACCGACAGACAGCAAAGCTGTGAGACTTCACGCCGTATCTCCGAAGATAGAGTGCGGACGATGTTGGCTGGTAGAAGGTGATTGGAACGAAGAATTCATAGATGAGGTGTGCGGATTCCCGAACAAGACACACGATGAATATGTGGATATATTGGGATATGCACTTAACTACCACCTCTCAGATACATACGAGGTACCCGAATATGTGGACGATATGTTTTAACCCAAAATAGATAAAAGAAATGGCTGGAATCATTCAGATGTTCACCAACTACCTCAATGCGGTAGTGGGACGTAATCAGGAGTTCGATGAACTCATTGCGCACAAGGACATTGGGCGTGTAAAGGAAATGTTCGTCTCTAAGGCAGAACAGGCTAACGAAGCGATAGCGGAGTATGACACAGAGACACACAAAATCATGTACCGAGAGGACAAGATTCTCAAAGACAAAGACGGCAACCGAAGGGGAGTTGTCAAACGCTGGAAGCTGCCTATTGGCTATCCAGCCTATATCAATGAGATTGCGCTTGTTTTCATCTTCGGAAGACCTGTAAAGTGGACACAGGAGAGCGAGAAAACGGACGAAGCTTTCGACGCTTACACTGATTTTATCAAGCGGACACACTTCAATAGCAAGATTCGCCAGTGCAAGCGTCTTGCAGGCAAGGAAACTCAATCTGCCATGCTGTTCCGCGTGTTCAAGGACAGGGATGGAAACCCCGATTGCCAAATCAGAGTGCTTGCGAAAAGCAAGGGCGACGAAATCTATGCAAGATGGGATTTGTACGAGAACCTTGTTTCATTCGCTTGGGGCTACTATGTGAAAGAGACATCTACGACAAGCGCATATCACTTCGACATCTTCACGCCCGATATGATATACCGCTGTAAGCAGGTGCTCACGGGCTGGGAGGTCGTTGCTGAGGTAAACCCGATAGGCAAAATTCCCGTTATCCTGTTCGAGCAGGAAAAGGAATGGGAAGGTGCAACACGTCTCATAGAGCGAGAGGAATATGTAGGCTCACGCTCTGCCGACACAAACGACTATTTCAGTGACCCGAAGCTGGTCATTGACGCGGACGTTATCAAGTCTATGCCGAAAAAGGACGATGAGAACAAGACGCTGGTTGCAAAGCCTGGCACAAAGGTTTCCGAGGTCGCTCACTACCTCACATGGGACAGCGCCCCCGAAAGCAAGAAACAGGAAATAGAGTGGCTGGGGAAACACATCCTCACTAAGACGTTCACGCCTAACATTGACTTCGACAACATGAAGGGGCTTTCAAATGTCTCCGGCAAGGCACTTGAACAGATGATGATGCTCGCTACCATCAAGGCAGACAAGCGTAAGGACACGCTGGATGAACTTATGGAGCGCACAAGCTCTCTCATTAAGGCCATAATTGGCAACGTGCTCGACACCTCACTCTATCAGCAGTGCCAAGAGCTGGAGATTGGGCATGAGTTCCAAGAGCCGTTCGGAGAGGATATTACTGAGGTAATAAACAACATCGTAAAGGCTAAGGATGGCGAAATCATGTCAACGGACAGCGCGATAGCCCTCAATCCTTTGGTGAAAGACCACCTCAGAGAGCAAGAGCTGGTAAAGAAAGAAGCTGAGGACGCTGCACAGAGACAGAGGGACATTTTCGGTGCCACACAAAGCAAGGACGATGTTTTCGGTGGTGCTGAATAAATCATAGACTGACATGGCAAAGAGTACACCTAAGAGCATTTTGTTTGACACATACACCGCTGGCATCTTCGGACGCACAGAGGGGTATGCTGACAGAGTGCGCCAGCTCTACGCGCAAGCTGTGACTGAGCTTTTGAAGCTCGCAGCATCGCAGGGTGTGAGCGAAGATGAAATGTTCGAGTTCGACAAGCTACCGAAGAAGCTCAGAGAGGAAGCGAACAAGATTCTTAGGTTACTCTACACGTCTGTCTATAACGAAGTCCAGCATGGAATAAGAGCTGAATGGGAATACGCCAACCTGTCTAACGACATCATCATCAAACGCATATTCGGTGACGCTGTTTTCAAGAACGAGGGCAACCACTTTGCAAGGTGGTTCGGGCGCAACCAGCAGGCTATGGACGCTTTCCTAAAGCGCAAGACGGGCAAGGATAGGCTGGGTCTCTCAGAGCGTATTTGGAACTATACGGGGCAGCTAAAGGACGAAATGGAGCTTGCCCTGTCCGTGTCTATGGGTCAAGGCGAGAGTGCATCTGCAGTTTCGCGAAAGGTGAGGAAATACCTGCAAGAGCCTGACCGTCTTTTTCGACACGTCAAGGGAAAGGATGGAAAGATGCGATGGTCGAAAGCGGCCAAGGCTTATCTCAAAGAGCACGATGTGGGCAGAGGTCAATATCTCTCCAGCTATAAGAACGCCATGCGTCTCACGCGGACAGAGACAAACATGGCATACAGAGCCAGCGACTATGAACGATGGCAGCAGCTCGACTTCGTGCTGGGTATTCACATTCAGAGAGCGCACAGGGAAGATAACGACAAAGACATCTGCGAGCAGCTGCAGGGCGACTATCCAAAGACGTTCAAGTTCACGGGATGGCACCCACAATGTCGCTGTATAGCTACGCCTATCCTCGCGACACCCGACGAAATGATAGCCATGCGAAAGGCTCTCAAAGAGGGCAAAGACCCACGTTCGGTTCTCGCGCCTGGCCGTTACATTACAGAGCCTCCGTCAGCATTCACTCAGTGGATAGACGACAACAGGGAGCGCATAGAGAACGCTGCCAGCGTCCCCTATTTCATCCGTGACAATTATAAGGACGGAGACATCGACAAAGGCTTTGCATGGGTCAAGACAAAGAAGGAAAAGACACAGGAAGAAAAGCAGGCCATTCTCGAAAAGTGGAACGAGCGAAAACGTCACAATACGCTCATCACGAAGATGGGCAACAATGTGTACAACGTGGCTGTTGGCTACCCCGACGTGGACACCTCAGACCTCGTTGCAGCTATCAATGGCGGCAACATTGCCAAGATTGAGGAACAAGCTCGCGCCGTTGCTAAACAGGTTGCAGCTCTCAATAAGCAGCTCAAAGGTATGGAATCGCTCATCGACAACCCGAAGCAGTGGCTTGCACAAGGCTTCAAGGTCGCAGATCTGCAAAAGGTATTCGATAGTGTTGAGAACAAAATGGCTGAGTGGACCGCCAAATACCATGGCGACAGCTGGCTCACTTCAAACACAACGCTCGAAAAGTACCTTCTCAAAAAGCTGTCATACGAAATTACCGATGTTGAGGACAAGAAGAAATACGAGACATGGCAGGTTGCTCAGAATGCTTACATGAAGCAACAGCAAGATGTTCAAGAAAAGATTGTCTGGCAGGACATACAGGCAGAAGCTGCAACACTGTCTGCAAAGCTATCCAATGGCCTGTACTCCGCTCAAATTGCGAAGCTTGACAAAGCTATCACGAACAAACAGAAAGACGCAGCACAGAACGCTATCGCAGAGCTACAGGCATGGGTGGATGTAAACGAGGTATTACAAGAATCTCTCACATTCGTAACAAAGAGCACACCTTACCTCAACCTCATTTCACAGCTGAAACAGGATATCGCCAGCGACAATCTTACTGACGCTCTTAATACGGTTCTCGCTATGCAGCAAAAGAGACGTGAACTTAAAAAGGCTGCTGACAGAAGAAACGCAAAGAAGTTAAATGCGGATCTTGTGATTGACTTTACAGATGAGTGTTTCACGCAAGAGCGTAAAGACAAGGCCAAGTACTTCAAAACAGCACCAAAGGCGAACGATTACTTCTTCGACAGCGCAGTAGAGTATTATAAGATTGCAACCGAAGCACAGAAAGACGCATTTGCAAGATACACGGCAGGTTCAGCGTATATAACGGAACCTCTGAGAGCGATAAAAGGCCATTATTACAGCAATGAATGGAAGCACAGCTATTCTGAAATAGACACAGATATACGTGAAATGACAGAAGCTCTCAGACGTTGTGAAATGGGACATGATGTATGGATTAAGCGAGATAGCGCGAGCTGGCAGATTGAATACATCTTCAAAATCCCAAATCTCGCGGCGTATAAGAGTAATCCGAATGCGCTGGTCGGTATGATTGGAATGGATGATAGCTTTATGTCATGCGGTTCATGCCGTGGAACGAGATTTACTTGTACAGAACACAAAGATGTTATATATAACCTATATTGTCCGCAAGGCACAAAAATGGTTTACGCACATCCGTTCTCATCTTGTGGAGCTTATGGCAAAGGATGGGACGGTTCAAAGAAACCAACAGTTGATGCGTCAAAGGAGAATGAGGTTATCATGCAGCGCGGCACGAAGTTGAGAATAACAAAAGCCGAATACGACGCAAGCAAAGATATTTGGTATATAGACATGGACGTTATAGGGCAAAATCCAAGAGATTTCCAGCTTATACAATCGCCGAGCGGTGTGTACGCACAATACTGACAAGAAAAGGGGCTTTATGCCCCCTTTCTGTTAGTGTAGTGCTCTTTATAGAACCTTTTGAAAGCTGGTATGTCTATCCTCTCTTCGTGCTGAATAAATCTGTTCAGCAGGAACGCTTTCAAAGAAGCTGGGACTCCGTCAGTATTCTCAAAGGTTCTAAGTCCATAAGCGATGTAGTCCTCTATGCATTCAGACAGGAACTCCTTTCTTTCCTCTGTACAAGATACCCACATTGATTCGAACTTCCAAATAGTCTTTCTGACCTCCGAATATCCATTGGGAGGTTCTTCCTCGCCTTTGTAATATCGGCAATGGCTAATTGCATCTTCCTTTTTCATTTCACATATATCTCGTTAAAGTTCTGAATTGTTTTAATGATTCTGTTATCCAGCAGCTTGTTTGCGACTTTAATCATGTCCGCTGGTATCTCGAAGATACATTCAGCTATCGAGCCGGTGATAGCTCCGAGCGTGTCCGCGTCACCTCCAAGGGCTATTGCGCGGCGTACAGCGTCCTCAAAAGACGTGGCACTTAGTGCGCACCATATAGCCATCGGAACGGTCTCTTCGGCTCTCTCAGAGTAGAAATAGAGGTCTTGCTGTGTCTCATAGTCAGCCTCCAGCGACGGGAAGTCATACATAAACTCGGCTCGCAAGTCAGCTATGACATCTTCGTGACAGGTGCCGTAGCCATGATTGAGTAGGAAGATACAGCGAGCGACTGCCTGGGCTGCTCTCACGCCCTGCCAATGGCTGTGTGTTGCGACAGCGGAACGGGCGGCACAATCAAGCACAGCGTTTGTGTCTTCGCTCACATACGCACAAGGGGACACGCGCATAGCTGCCCCGTTTCCGAGAGAGTTATACCCTGTCAAGTTTTCAGTTCGCAACCACTGAGCGAAGGAGGTCCCGTAACCGCCTTTCGGGAACGGGAAAGCTCTTCCCCACTCTTTGTATGATTCGGCAAAGCTCGTTTCAAGCAAGATGGCCATGGCCGTCGCTGCTGTCAAGATGGAATCGTCCGTGAAGTCACAGCCTTTCGGGAACAGCTCGCAGTTGTAGTTCTTGTTTCCGACGAACTCATAGCATGATCCGGCGATGTCGCCTATAATGGCTCCGTATAGCCTCTGTTTACTGATTGTCTTTTTCGCTTTCATTGTCATTGTTTCCTAATGTTCTTAATACGCCTTGTCTGATTGTAGATTTACGACCCTCGTACGGGTGATTCTTGATGTCTCCAAGCGCACGGAACGATTCGTATGATATACCGACCACCTCGCGCGGCAAGGTCTCGTAGATGGCTTTCTTTGAGCCGAAATAATAGTGTCGCTTACCGTTGTATGGTTCTTTAAGCTCCACATGAATGACTTTTAGCTGTCTTTTTGATACCATTTCACTGAAATTTACTGCAAAGATACTGCAAATAACGGATATTTGCAAGTATCTTTGCCTGTTTAACTATTCTGAGACGCTTTCAAGCTGCTGAATGATGCGTTTTGTCACATATTGGGCGTTTGGAGTGAGCTGTCTCTGCCACGCTCCGTTCTTTGGCGACCACTTGAAGCCGTTACTTTTCAGCAGCGAGCGAACTTCCGATGTCGGGATTTCCGAGAAGATGAACCTGATGCGCTCTTCTGAGTAACACATGGCCAGTGTTCCCCAGCTGTGTTCCTCTTCCGTATCATCGTTTCCGAGCATGGCTGTCAAGCGGTCTAAGCGTGCCTGTGCGTCCTTTATCTTCGCATTGTTGTTTGTGAGCTGGAAAGGAGCAAAGCCCCTACCCCACCATGAACGGCCGTCGTCCGTGAGCAGTTCAGTGGCCTGTTCCTCTTTGAATCCGAGAGCGACCAGCTCATCCACCTGTTCGACCTCTGACAGCTTCTTCGAGCGAATGACCTTGTTAGCGGCTTTCATCATTTCCTGTAGGGATGTCAGCTTCTCCACCTTGTCCTGTAACCTCTCGACCTCATCCCAGCCTGTGAGACGATGCTGACGGTTGCAACGCTTCACGACCCTTTCTGCCCATTCGTCAAGACGGACGCGTGCGTTACGCTCCGCCTGGTTCGTCTTTTCATGCCTACGAAAAGTGGCAGGCTTCCAACCTCCGGCACCAGTTATGAACTGAGAGAAGCAACGGCTCATTGCTGAGAGCCACAGACTGTATTTCTCGATGTAGGCAGCTTCGTAATGCTCCCTAACCTCTTCGGGCAGCTTTGCCAGGAACACCTGCAGTTCCTGTTCGAGCGCATCAAGCATGTGTTCGCCATAGCGTTCGGGGTCCATACTAATGTTACGCCCTGCGCTATACGCGAGGGGCTTAATCTGATTGACTGAATTTCTTCTTTCCATGATTGAATTGCGTTAAATGGTTGTTATTGTAAAATTGAGTTCCATCGCGTATCTCATACCGTCTTCGATAGCCTCACGCATACGCTTGTAGTGATGGTAAGATGATGTGCCTTGTTCGGGAGCGATACCAGATTCCAGCGCGTCCGCAAGCTCTCGCGGTGCTCCAACCGTCTGCGTTACGATGATGTTCTTCCAGCATGTAGTATAAAACTTCTTTTGCTCTCTCCAAATGGTCACGTCGCCATTACGATATACGGGCTTGCCAGTCAGAACCTGTATCTCTCTGTAGTAGCTTGTCCTGTGATTGCGGTTAAGACTACACCCGAATGGATTTAATACCTGTGCCATGATTATAGGTCTTTTTTCTGAGTTCTGATAAACAACTGAGCTTCCTCGTAAGTGTCGAAGTAGTCCTCATAGTTGTCTGCTCGTTTGGTAGATTCAAAAGTACTTTGAGGTCTTTTGTCCGATTCAACTTCGCCAGCGTAGATGATGTAATCTCTACGGTCTGTGATACGGGTCACTACTTTGTGAAATGTTGCCATAGTGCTTAGTTCTTTAGCGTGTACCACGCTTCGTTTAACATACTGATTAAATCTCTTACCTCGTCCGCTTTCACGGCTCTGCTAATGTCTGTAATGCTTGTTAGCGTCCGACTGACAGCTGTAGCTTCCGAATTGCTCAGACTGAGCCAGCTGTTACGGTCTGCGTTGAACACTTTGACATCGTATGTGCCAAGCTGCGTTACGATGGTCTGTTGCTTTACGCCGCCCTGTGTGTTGAGCTTGCGCATGATGTTCTGACAGGTGGTAGCGATTACCTCATTTGTCAGCTCTTCCTGCATATCGTAGATGTCATTCTCCAGCTCTGCGATAGCCATTTTGTAAACTCGATTCTGTGCCATGTTACTTATCTGTTTTGTGGGGAGGTGGTTAGCCTCCCCGTTACCTGTTTAGAATGATGGGTCTCTGAAATAATAGGGTTTCTCTGCCAAGACATAGGGGCAACAGCGGCTTCCTGCGTCGTACAGACCGCCATTTTTATGCTCCCTTACCGTGAATGTCGGATTGTTCGGATTGCTCTTGTACGTCTCGCAATGCTCCCCCATCGCTCCGCTGTAATCTGCTGTGTCCATAGCTCTGAGAACTACACAGGTCTCACTCTTCCACTCTACCACCTCGTAAGGCGTTACGTCTGAATAGAGGTGCTGGTTAGCGTATTTGGGATGCTCCAGCTGGAACTCGAATGTTCCCTTTCCAGCTTCACGGATTTGCTCCAGCATCTTGAACGGAACGATGAGCGTTTCCCCCTCTTTGATGTTATAGAGCCATCTGCTGTATTTCAGCAGACCAATTTCCTGTGCGTAGTCATGTTTAAGTTCGGGATAGTTTCTCCCGTTGTAGCTGGCTGTACCCTTAGCTCCAGCGTTAATCTTTGTAATGCGAATGAATGCCATATCTGAAATGCGTTTAAGTGGTTAATATTTACGGTAGCGTGTAGATAATTGTTGCGTTGCGTCTCTGAGCTTCAAGCTTTGCGACCTTGATAGCTTCGCGGTAGGTCATTGAGTTGGTGAAGAAAGCCTTGCTGACATCATCGTAGCCTTTCGTGTCGCCGATTGAGAATGCCCATGAGCCGCGTCCTTTGGGCTGCTTGCCATATTCGCGCTCATACAGGCGCGTTGATACCATAATGGAATTGAGAGCGATTGTTGCCATGGTCGTAGTCTGTTAGATTATGTTTGACAATAGTTCGACGAGAAGCTTACGGTCAAGCTCCCAAAGGTTGTAGCCGCGCTCCAGCTTACGACGCAGATATTCTTTTGCGCCCAGCAACTCGATAGCTCTCTGTCTCAGTTCGGATGAGCTGTACTTTTCAGACTGCTCAATCATAAAGTCTATAAGCTCATCCCTATCGCTTGCCATCTGCTTTTTGTCAGACTTCAAACTCTCGACTTGATTCTCCAGCATTCTGACTTGAAGATGCAGCTCTGTGACAATGTGACTGCTTGCGACCTTTTTGTACTCCTTGCAGAAAGTGTCTTTGTCAATGTTACCTGCGCTCATGTAGAGCTTTTCGATTTTCTGATACTCTTCAGCTGTCACCTTCATGTTAGTGCGCTGTTCAAACTCATTTTGTGTCATAATTGCGATTTTGTTTTGTTATTGTTACTTATCTTGTTTTTTGTCGGTGCTTATTAAGCGCTCTGAGGTTTACGGTGCAAAAGTACTACATATATTTGATATGTGCAAGTTTTTGGGGAAAATATTTTCAGAAAAAGTTATTCTGACTGCAAAAATAACACATATTTTATGTTTATGAGCATTAAATTTTCAGTGCTTTTTGAGCACTATATCAAAAAGAATAGCTATATTTGCAGCGATTTTTCACTTAATCTATGATTTATGAATAAGAAATTACTTAAAGTTCTGCAAGACAAGTGCAAAGACTTTGGATTGACAGACAAGGCAATCGAGGAGCTTGCGAAGCTCGCTTCCGAGGGTCTGACCGAAGATTCCTCAGATGAGGATATCGAGAAGAAAGCGGATTCAGTTGTGCCTTACGCCAAGGCTATGCAAGGCGAAATCACAAGGAAGTCGCAAAAGACGAATCCCAAAACGACCAAGACTAAGCCATCCAAGAAGGAGGGCGAGGAAGAGGACGATGAGGATGAGGACGAAGATGAGGAGCTTACCAATGCCCCAAAATGGTTCAAGGCTTACAAGAAGCAGAACGATGCAGCCATCAAGAAGCTTCAAGATGAGAACGATGCTCTCAGAGCCGAGAAATCAAAGGGTGAGCGTAAGAGCCACATCGAAGAGCTGGCAAAGAAGGCTGGCGTATCTCCCAAAATGATGGAGGCACAGCTCGCGTTACATGAGGCGTATGCCGAAGGTGACGATGAGACAATTAACAAGGCTCTTGCTGCCATCAAGCAGGTGTCCGTTAATGAGAATCTGCCATCACAGGACAACGCGAGCATTCTCTCTACGTCTGAACAGGCAATGAAAGACGATGCTGACGCATGGGCAAAGGGTTTGCCCGACGCTAAGTAGCCAAGGCGTGCCTATTGTGTAACAATCTAAATCGAAGCAACAATGGCAATCGAATTCACAAAGAGTTCCATTCCTGCCGCCAAGGAACCGTTTTGGCGTAAGGAAGTGAAGATGCTGCCCGGTGGTTTCTCTTTCAAGCAGAATTTCCCCGACGGAAGCATCATCCGCAAGGCTTCTCCGCTTTATGTGGACTTTTCCGACATGAGCGCAGCCGTTGTCAAGGTAGCCAAGGTTCTCGCTGGTGGTACTACCACTAAGCCCCGTGTGGCCAAGGGTCACAACTTCACAGGTGGCGAGACTATCGCCATCGTGGGCGTGGGAACGGCTAACAAGACCGTATCTTCGGTTGACAAGTCCAATCCTGCTTACGATGTCCTTACCCTCAATGGTGCCCTCAGCGGTGCTACTGAAGGTGCTTTCATCCAAGAGAGCACAGACTACGGGTATTACGACGCAGACAGCAGCACGGAAGGTGCTCTGAAGGTCGTGGCATCTGGCGCAACCACAGGACAAATCAACCTTGCAGACGTTAACCCCTACAAGGGTACAAAGACTCTCGCAGCTAACGACTACGTCGTATTGAAGAAAGCTGAGGGCAAGTACGTGGCAAACACCGTTCTCGGTGCAGACTGCGAAGTAAAGCCCAACGGCATCTACACGCTCGACGCAGCCTATGACGCTGTAATCTTGAAGAGCATCGCAGCACCCATCCCCGAAGGGTGGCTCATCAATGGCGGTATGGCTCTTGCGACCAATCCGCGAATCATGTATATTAACCAGTAACCGTAGAGAACTATGTCTAAGCCTATTCTTTATAGCTCCCTTTTCGGTGAGCTTACGAAAAACGTACAGGTACGTTTCGACGCTATCTCGCGCATGAACAAGCAGGTGTTCGACAAGGTTATCTACCGCGACTACCTCGATTGGGAAACTCCGAGCATTGGTCTCGACTTCGAGAGCATCATCGGAAAGTACAACCTCACCATCGCTGCCGCTACCGTCGGCCTGGATGCCAAGGAACCTATCGTTGACCCGAACGGGCTGGAGACTTTCAAGAACACCGTTCTGAAACACGCTCAGACCCGTCCCCTCTCCGTTAAGGACTACCGTAAAATCCTCCAGCTGCTCGACAGCAAGACCATTCCCGAAGAGAGCAAGCGCAAGCAGCTTGTGGAACTCATGTGGGGTGAGGTTCGCGACGTAGTGAACGCCGTTGAAGCCAAGCTCGACATCATCTTCCTGTCTGCACTCTCCAACGAGGGTGTATTCACGTTCGACACAACGAACAACCCCGAAGGTGGTGTTCGCGGAAACGTGGACTTCAAGTTCGACAGCAACAACAGCGCAACCGCCACAACGCAGTGGACTGATGCCAATATCGACACCGTGGATTGTATGGAAGACATACAGGAAATGCTCGAAAAGGCAGAGGATAAGGTGCAGCTGGGTGCTATCCTCATGGCACCGAGCAAAGTGGCCTATATGTGCCGTAGCTCGAAGTTGAAGAAGATGATTTTCGGAAACGACAAATCCTCTTCCATCCTCCAGCTGGCTCAGATTAACCAGTACCTCGAACAGAACGACTACCCCATCATCAAGAAGATCAAGCGTCAGTGCCAAATCCGCAACATTGATGGGTCTCTCTCCACTATCACGCCGTGGAATGCGAACAACATCGTATTCGTGCCGCAGGGCAAGCTGGGTACCGTGCCCAATGCCTATGCCGACAGCGAGCTGAAGCCAGAGAGCGATGTCGCCTATTCTATGTATGGTCGCATCCGCGTTTCTCAGTGGAACGTAGGTGAGACTAAGGGTGCCAACTATGGCGAGTTCACCAAGGCCGAAGCCCTCGCTCTTCCTGCAATCACGGAAGGCAACGGAATCTTCACGCTTAAAACCGTAACTCAGTAACATGGCTGCTATGACGAATTCGGAAGCTGTAAGAGCGAAGTGCAAGCTCATCTGTAACACATGCTATGTGGACGCAGACGTGCTCAATGCAACGCTTCTTGACGCTGGTATCTCTGCTGAGGAAACGGCCACGCCCAACGACCCTAAGATTGTGGAATGTGCCATACTCATTGTCAAGGGCTGGGTAGAGACCTCACGCAGTGAGAACGGAATCAGCGCGAGCATCGACAAGGACAAGCTGGAGCAGAATATACTGTTTTGGTGCAACCGTGCCGGACTCGACGCTTCTGAGTTCTTAGACAGCCTTGTAACGGTAGAAAACGGCACAGCCCTGTGGTAGACATATGAGAACGAACGGCAACTTGTACTATCCGACTACTGCGACCGCTCCGCAGTTCGATGAGGACGGTGTTCCTGTTGTGAGCACCCCCTCATCGTTGTGGAGCGACCCCGTACCCTGTCACATCCGCACACTTTCTTCATCAAGCAAGGGAACCTATGAGGACGGCACGTTTCATCAAGCATCATATCAGGTGCTTGTAGAGCGTAACACAATCCCCGAAGATACCAAAAAGGTGAAGCTGGAGCGCGGCGGCGTGACGCTGGGAGAGTTCCAGGTACAAGGATTTCCCGAAGTAATCAATCTCGACCGCATCAAAATCATTGTGTGATATGCCCGGCAGAATGATAACGAACGTGGCGGATATTATGAAAGGTATCAAAGCCCAAACACAGGAACAGATAGATGATTTGTTCGCTGCGTTTTCGTATGTAGGCGAAGCTTGTGTAAAAGAAGCTCGCGAACAGCACACATACACAAACCAAACCGGCAGCCACACGTCGTCCCTCGCCTATACGATAGAACACGCCGGCCAGATAGTGAGCCGTAGAGCGGCTCAACAG